CCTTGGCTTCAGTATGCCCAACACGGAATTGCTGGGCGTTGATGCCTCTTCATATCGTCGGGTGCCCGCTTACGCCAAGTCTGGGGTGCATCTCGCGATGTGGAATGACATTTCAACTGACATCAGTGTCCGTAAGGATTTGGCGGGGCTGCCGTTTCAGGTCTATGTGTTTGGCACATTCGGAGCCACCCGGTCCGAGGAAGCCAAGGTCGTCGAAATCAAGTGCGCTGAATAAGCAACTGCGTAGTAACACTCAACAACAGGAGATTTACATGAAACAGTATCTGACGCAACGTTGGCAATATCTCGCTATCACTGCGGTGTTGGTCACAATTGGTGTGTTCATGGGCATTCCGCCCGATACCAATGCCGCAGCCGTCGGAATCAGTCTGGGGTTTGCGTTGGTGGTGGACGCTATCAAATCCTCGATCATCACCAATGCCGACGCGACGCCTGCTGTAATTAATAGCGCCCAATTAGCCAACGGTCGAGTGCGTGCCATGCGCGGCCTTTGTACGTTGACTACAGCAGCGGCGGAAGCTGCGTCTACGATGCGATTCTTTCGTGTCAAATCTAATGACATGATCAAGGAATTGGTTCTGGATGCGGGTTCTTTGGGGACCGGCTGCACGATGGACATCGGCCTATACCGAACGGCGGCTGATGGTGGCGCCGTTGTTGATGCGGACCTGTTCGCGTCGGCTGTGGCCATGGCCACTGTTCAGCGCGCCACCGATGTTACGACGGAATCCGGCGAAATGACTCTCGCCGAAATGGTCATGCCGTTGTGGCAGGTTCTTGGGCTGACGGCGGATCCACAGATTGAATACGATGTTGTCGGTACCCTAGCAGTGGCCGCTACTGTCGCCGGCACGGTGGTATTGACCGGGGAAGTTATCGGCCGTACTTAATTCCCGCCCCTTGGCTGCGGGGTTCAGGGTGACTGACGCCTACGGGTTTGACTCCTTGCCGGTGGGCGTCGGTCTTTTTGGCGGTAAACTTATTGTATGCGCTTCCGGTAGATCACTTTGGCATGATCTTACGGCAGTAGACAAAGTGTGGGGCAACGGTGAGTGTGATGTTATGGCCGTTAAAACTGCCGGTCTATTTATTCCGTTTGACTTTCAGCATTGGGCTGGGCAACACGGCGAGCGGTTCCAATGGATGGTTCCGTTGCGCGGTTATCATTTCCATAAAGGCATGCCTTATAGGGAATGCAAGGCAAGGGTCCATTCTGACGAATCATGGCCGTTTGTAACGGACATATGGCGCGGTAAATGTCACGGTACCAGCGGATTGTTTGCCGTCAGGGTCGCATTGGCTCTCGGGTATGATGAAATTGTGCTGTGTGGAATGCCGCTGGATGGAAGCGGGCGATTTTACGATGCACCCTGGGCTAATGGTGGCGGTATCGGAAAATCACCAGTGACGCAACAGGCCGACTTGCGTGATATGACCGAATGGGAACGTTGCGCAAAATCCATGTTCAATGGCCGGGTAAAGTCAATGTCCGGCAAATCTCGTGAACTTTTAGGAGAACTTTGATGGCTACTCGAATCTATGGCGTTTCCAGGGGGGAACAGTATAACCAAGTGACCGAAGGCGTGGGCGCTGCTGTAGCGTCTGACAGCGTGGAGCTCACGGTGGATTTGGCGGCTAATTTGACCAGGGAAGATGTGTTGCTGGCCTTAGAAAAGTTCAACATGCACATTGTTAATGGCAACTGGCCCCCGGCGTAATTTTCTGTGGCCAACGATACTAACATTGTCAATTCCGCTCTCACTTTGTTGGGGGAGCAACGTATTTTGTCCATGGATGACAATGTTAAACCTGCGCGTGAAGCCAAGGCTTTATTTGAACAAACACGTGATGGCTTGTTGGCGGGTTACAATTGGTCGTTTGCCATGGCCCGCGCCAATCTGCCAGCTCTATTGGATGCTCCGGAATTTGGGTATTCCTTGAAATATCAGATGCCCGCCGATTGTCTGCGTCTGATACAGATTGGTGAATTTTATGCCGGACTCAATTTATCAGATTATCGGGGAATGCCCACCGAGGAGTTCATGATCGAGGGTCGGCAAATCCTTACTGATATGAGTGCCCCCCTGCCTGTTCGATATGTATTTCGTGAAACAAATCCAGCTAATTTCGGGGCAGCATTCGTGGATGCATTTTCAGCCAAGTTAGCCGAAAAATTGGCGGAATCGCTTACGCAATCTGATTCCAAACGAGGCCGTGCGGAATCAGAATTCCACAGAGCCATTGGTGTAGCCATTAGGGCAAATGCTATAGAGCTCCCGCCCAAAAAACTTCCCGACGATGAGTGGCTTGTAAGTAGACTATAGACATGGCCAAAGTAAGTCCCGCCACAACTAGTTTTAATTCGGGCGAGTTTTCGCCGTTGATGGCGGGTCGATTTGACCTGAAATACTATGCGTCGGCTTGTAAAAAGTTGTTTAATTTCATACCGATGCCACAAGGCCCGGTGCGTAGGCGCCCCGGTACTCGTATGGTCGAGGAAGTGAAGGACAGCAGTGCTCGTTGCTGGTTGCGTCGCTTTATATTCAATCAAGATCAATCGTACATGCTCGAATTCGGGCATTTGTATATTCGGTTTTATTCCAATCACGGTCGAGTCGGTGGTGGATCTCCCGTCGAAGTTGTTACTCCATTCACAGCCGCATCCTTAACTGCGACTGATGGCACCCTCAATTTAAGGTTTACCCAATCGGGTGACGTTCTTTACATTACCAGTAATGGTCAATACCCGACGCAGAAATTGACACGCACCGGGGCATCTTCATTCTCGATAGCAGAATTGGATACTCAAGGCGGTCCGTTTGAGAGCGTCGATCCGGATAATACCGTAACAATCTATGCGTCGGCTGCGACAGGTAGTGTCACGCTGGTAGCGTCCACCGCATCATTCGTAGCAGATCATGTCGGTTCGCTCATTTTGCTTGAACAGAAGAATATCGATGATATCAAGCAATGGGAAGTTGGTAAGGTTATTAATACCAACGATGTACGTCGATCTGATGGCAAGAATTATAAAGCTCTCAACACCGCCACCACTGGCAATAAGACCCCTGTTCATTCGCTCGGGGCTAGGTATGACGGTGACGCTGGTGTGCAATGGTTATTTCTAGATGCCGGGTTCGGGTACGCTAAAATAACAGCATTTACGGATACCACGCATGTCACGGCTACTGTGATTTCACAAATCCCCAATGGCGCTGTCGGATCCGGTAACGCCACCACCAGATGGGCTTTTGGATCATTTTCAAAGGTAAATGGCTACCCGTCGAATGTTTCTTTTTTCAGGGAGCGTTTGTGTTTGGCCAAAGATCGTAATATTCATATGTCAGTGGTCAGTGATTTTGAAAATTTTTCGGCTCGTGATGAATCCGGGTTAATCACAAAAGATATGGCGGCTCGGATCGATACCACGTCGGAAGAAGCCAACGACATTTTATGGATGTCGCGTATGAGCTCGGCGCTGTTGGTTGGTACTGGCGGGGAAGAGTATGCCATTCGTGAAAATTCGCCTTCAGAGGCATTCGGTCCCGGCAATATTAGAGCGGACACACAAACCAGCCACGGCTCCAAAAATGTCATGCCAGTGGTGGTGGGTGCGGGGGTGTTGTTTGTGCAAAAAGCGGGGCACAAAATACGCGATATGATTCAGGCTGAGAGTGTCGAAGAGCGGTGGGTAGCTTCTGATTCCACCATTTTAGCAGAACATGTCACGAAATCCGGTGTCATACAGATGGCATTTCAACAAGAGCCCGATTCCGTTGTGTGGGTGTTGCGATCAGATGGGCTATTAGCCGGGTTTACCCTGAATCGTGAACAGGATGTCCGTGGTTGGCACCCCCATGGTGTCGGCGGATATTCAGACGTTGATGCTACCAAGCGTGCCGCAGTGGAAAGTATTGATGTGATCCCCGTCAGTGGCGGTGACGAATTGTGGATGATCGTTCGTCGTTATATTGATGGTGGGGTAAAGCGGTATGTTGAATACATGTCACAGCATTTTGCATCTGGCGACGACTCGGAGGATGCAAATTACATGGACAGCAGTTTGTCTATAAATAATGTTGTCAATGCAACTTTGACCCCCGGTACGGGTGCAAATGTTGTGGGCACCATAGAAGTTGTGTTTACGGCCGATAGTGCCATTTTCAATGCTGGTGACGTTGACGATTACATTGTGTATAGGTATTCTATCACAAACAATGATGGCAATATTATCCGGTATAAGGCTATTGCGCGGATAACCGAATACACGGACACCGCACATGTAAAAGGTACTATTTTAATACCGTGGCCGGATTTGGGTACTATCGCCGCCAATATGTGGCACATGACAGTTGACTCGGTTTCGGGGATTGATCACCTAGAAGGCGAAACTGTTACCATCTTGGCGGACGGCGCTGTATATCCGGATTTTGTAGTATCAGGTGGGACCGTCGTTCTTGTTGAACCGGCCAGTAAGATCACTGTGGGATTACCTTACATATCAGTTGTTACACCGATGCCTCTTGAAGCGGGAGCCTCTGATGGGACGTCACAAGGTAAAACCAAACGAATATCGAGGTGTACCCTCAGGTTTAGTGACACACTTGGTGCCAGATATGGCCGGTCCGAGATCAGCCAAATGGATGTGGTATTGTCGCGTGATGGTGGGGGACTGATGGACGCCCCGCCAAATTTATTCACGGGGGATGTTTCGGTATCGTGGCCGGATGGCTACACCGACAGCGCCGAAATCACTGTCATGCAGGATTTGCCCCTACCATGTACCTTAGTGGCCATCATGCCACAAATGGTAACGCAGGATAATCGTTGATGGATATAATCCCATTCAAGCCGGAACACATCACGATGATTGATGTACAACAGGCTCAAACATCCGATGACGCATGTATTCGGCGGAATGATGATTACGGCAAATGGCTGGCAACAACTGGTCCGGCTATTACTGGGATGGTTGATGGCCGGGTGATTTTTTGCGTGGGTAAGGCTAAACAGTGGGAAGGTCGGCACATAATTTGGTCGGTTCTATCCAAAGATGCGGGTAAGTATCTGTTAAGAATTACCAAGGCTTTGCGCCGGATTCTGATGATCCAGGAGGGCGAAGGTCGCTTGGAATTGATTGTTCGTGCCGATTTTAAGAATGGGTGCGATTGGGCTTCGGTACTCGGATTTGAACAACACCATTTTGAAGAAAAATTTCTACCTGATGGTGCTGATGCGTGGATTTACGTGAGGCACACATAATCATGATGGCATTACCTTATATTGCGATGGCGATGTCGGCCATAGCCCAAGGCAACGCCACGTCCGCCCAATATAAAGCACAGGCGCAAGCCGATATGTATAACGCGGCTATAAATCGCCAGCGGGCAGAGACTACCAATGCTGTGACTGTTCAGCGTGAAACACAGCAACGTCGGGAATCTCGTATAAAGGCTGGCGAGCGTTTGACGGCCATGGCGCAATCCGGTACTGGTCTTGGTGGGTCGAATGCGGATGTTTTTCGGCAGTCTGAGGTACTGGCCGAACTTGATGCTTTGAACATACGGTATGAAGGTGAATTGGAATCTAAGGGATTGCTGAATCAGGCTAATTTGAATGAATGGCAATCAAGGACCAATTTGGCCAGCGCCAAACGCGCTAGAATGGGTGGGTATGTGGGCGCCGCTGCCTCATTATTATCTGGTGCCAGCAAGATGTCCAGTAGCGGACCAAGTATCAGTAGGCCCGTATATGGGTATAATTGATGCCTAATATTATCCCATACGAACAACGCACTCGGCCATCCGCTGGCAACGTTTCGCCATATGCCCAAGTCCCATTTTCGCGGGTGCCGGATCCACTGAGCACCCTTGCTGGTGGTGTTAAAGATGTGGTCGATGCCTTACAGGAACGTGAGGATGAGCAAGGGCGGGCGTGGGCTGTTGAGGCTCTGTCTAAAGCCCGTCTTGATTGGACGTCCACTCTGATCGAACGTCAATCTACGGCTAAGCCCGGGGCGCCGGGATTCACCTCTGAGTTGGTTAAGGATTTTGATGATTATTACAAGCATGTAGTTGATGATGCGCCGACTCCATCGGCCAAAAAATTCATGCATGAGCGCATGGCCGAATTGCGGGTGCATTTCGGTGAACGTGCCATGGTGTTTGAGGCAGGCGCCAGGGTCGATTATCGGACGGATAAATTTAACGCGGCCATCGATAACACTCAGAAGTTGATGAATACTGACCCAAGTCAGTTTAGCGTGGCGTTGTCCGAACAGCTAGCCGTGATCGACGCATCCGCGCTGCCACCAGACAAGAGGTCGGCCATGCGGCAGGCTGCCGTTGACCGTATCGCGGGTGCTGCCGTATGGGCGCAGGTCAACCGGTCGCCGGTTGAGTTCATGCGATCAGTTGGAATGTACGGCGGGAAAGCCGGTGTTCTGGACCTGCAAGGTAAGACTGGTAACGCAGCCTTCGATATCCTACCGTTCGATAAGCGCATTGAAATGGTGTCGCAGGCCATCAGTCTCAAGGCGCGAATCGATGCCGATGCCGATCGGGCTGCCGAGCGTGAGCGTAAGATATTGGCCGATGAAGCTATGAAGGGGGCACTCGATCGTTTGTTTCCCGGTAATGATAAGCCACCATTGGATCGACAGTTTGTGGAGAATATCCGACCGCTTTTATCCCACGAGGAGTACAAAAGTCTATTGGTTGGGATGGAGAAAGTGGATGACGGGCCAGAGGGTGGGAAGTCCGATCCGGAGACTTTTCGGCGTTTGCAATCTGGACTATATCACAATCCGGAGGGCGTTGTGGGTGCCGCCCTTGTCGCTCATCGTAACCATTTGCTGTCCAATACTGATCTGTCGTCGATTCTGACTAAGGCCCATGAACTTGATCGGCAAGGTGGACCGAAGACCGAATATGAGCGCACCCGGCAACGTATCGTCGATAATCTCGATCCGGGGCCATTGGTGCAGGATCCGATTGGCAAAGGGCGATTCGCGGAAGCCCTGTACGCCTTCGATAAGTGGTCCAATTCCGGGAAGCATACGGACGATGAAATTTCCAAGCGCGGGTTTGAGCTCGTCAATCAGTACCGATTTATCAATTTATCCGATACTGTGGCTGGTTTACCAAAGCCCAGATACGGGGACGTTCGCCGCAACCCCGGTGATCCTGGTGGAATGCTGCAGGACGTTGCCCGAGCGTATGAGAACACCAAGAAGGCGTATGCCGATAAAAAGATTACGAAGGATGAATTTAATTCCGAGGTGTCTAACCTGAACAAGTGGCGCAAATCTGCTGGTGCGAAATGATTATGTCTGATATTTCTGATTCTTTTGTAGCTAAGTCCAAAGACCGCGAGCATAGTATTGATGCCCTGGAAATGGACCAGTGGGCATCGGGCCAACAGTCCGCAATTGAGACTACCCCGGCTAATCCATCATTTCAGGATGTCATTTCCGGTAAGTATGCTCCACGCCGGTCAACACAAGATCCCCTTGGTCGTCTACCAGCTCCTGAAACATCTGTCGCCAGCGCCATTATGAAGAATGCGGGCGAAATTCCGGGTGCTGTTGCTCATGGCTTGCACGATGCCGTTTACAATGCTACGGCATTTGTTGACCCATTAGCCGAGTGGTTGAACGAAAACGTCGCCGATCTGGGGCATTATAAGATCGATGATAAAGAAACCGTGACTGGGGGTGTTACCAAATCCGCCGTTCAGTTTTTAACGGGATTCATACCCGCCATGCGGGCGTTGAAAACTTTTAGTACATTCGGCCCGATGTCGAGTGCTGTCATGGCGGGTGCCCTATCTGATTTCTTTACCCGCGACCCCCATGAAGGTCGTTTGGCCGATATGTGGGTTAATGCGGGTTTGCCTAAGAATGCACTGACCGATATGTTGTCATCTAAGGAAGACGATGGCATCGTGGGCGCCCGTTTTAAAAATGCCATTGAATCGGCCGGTTTGGGTTCGTTAACCGAAGGAGTGGCTATTGGATTCAAAGCTTTACGAGGAATGCGTAAGGTTAAGCCTGTACAGGATGCCGAGATTGCGCACCTTAAAGACTTGTATGGTTCTGTGTCTAATGAAGACATGGCGCGAGTCCTCGGTGACCCGACTAAACCAGCTATCGAGACTCGGGTCGTTCAACCCCCAAAGACTGGTGGAAAGATTGCAAAGGGTCTGGAGGAGACGGTTGATCTGACGGCGCAAGGTATGGTACGGAGAATCCCGAAATCGAAACCCGCTGCCGGCGACCCAAATTTCCCCAAAACTGGCCTTAAGTCTAATGATTTTGAGACTTATGTAAATTTTGCGCGCATTGATTCTTCCGAACAGGTCAAGTTCGTAATTGGTAAAATGGCTGAGGGTTTGAAAGGGTCGGTGGACGAAGCACGACGCGGGGTGATTACGCAGGAACAAACCGCAAAGATGGCTGACGATCTTGGTTTGACTGTGCCGA